TGGTCCCTTCAAGAATTTGAAGGCTTCTGCAAGACATCCATATAATAATGCTGCTGGAGCATTATTACCCAACCATGAGGTTGTATTAGTACTAGATAGTCTTGTTGGTAATCTAGTAATTCCTAATTCCACGTTATACGCTGAATCCGGTGTTGGTGCAACATAAATCGTATTATGATCCCACCAAGCCCAATATTTAGGTGTTCCTGTTGATGTTCTATCTGGCCAATATTCATTCATAAAGCTTACATCGCGTTGCTCTAAAAGTTCTCTAGTTGGCGTTCCAGAAGCTGGATAAATTTGAAATGTTCTAACTGTACCAAGTGATGTTGGTGTAGGAGTTGTACCACCCGGTAATGATAGAAAAGCATTACTTGTTATAAGATTAGCTGTTTGGTGTGATTTAAATACATCTAAATCAACATCTCTAAATATCCTGTTTTCTGTGTGTTCAATAAAATCATCAGTAATAGTTGAAGATAGTACAGATGTACTAACTTCTGTGTAATTTAAAATTTGTGTTGTTAATTCTGCGTATGTAACAGTCATTATGAAGTACTCACTGTTACGGTTCCAACGGTTAATCCAACTTGTGGAGATTTTTTATTTGAAACTTGCATACTATCATTATATTCAAAAAATCCTGCACCACCAAGAAAAACTGTTATTGGTTCTATTCTGTCTGGTCTAGCATCTTTTAAACTTTGTCTATCTGGTTTATGTTGTTGTCTTTCTAATTGTGGGTGTTTAGGTTCATATTCAGATCTATGTACTAAAGATCCATTCCATTCTTTGACCATTTCCTTATAAGGAAATTCTAATCCACTACGATCAGATATTGCTTTTGCATATTTACCTGTTGCGTGTGCCATTAAATAACTCCTCTTTCTGGTGTAGCAAAGAAACTGGAACGTGGTCTATCTTCTTCAGAAGCACGTTGCCATTCTTCTTCATATAATTGTTTTAGTAAAGGTGTTCTCTCTGGTGCTTTTTTTACAGAAGTGTAATAAGCTAATCCAGAAGTTAAACATGGTAAAAATCTTGTAGGTACTTCTAATTGATCATTATAATCACCAGCATCTTGTATTTTAGTTAGCCCCCAATACTTTAAAGTATGGGCCGCATCTGGTGTTGGATATAAATACAATGTTGGTGTTGAAGAACCTCTTTGTAAAAAGTATTGTACAGGTGTACCTTCTGTAGATTTACTAGATATATTTAAATATTCAGCACGACTGATACGATCAACTTCAATATCTGTTGTTGTATCGCTTGCTGTATAAATGACTGCTTCTAGTATATCAATAAGATCAGAATCTAAAGTATAACTAGTTGTACTTGCAGTTAATGTTTTTGTTCTAAGTTCAACCGTCCAAAGATTAATACCTCTGTTAGCCCATTCAGCCAACATAATATTAAGTGAACGTCTTGCACTTTTTAAATCATAACCAGATCTAGAGTTAATTCCGCATCTTTCAAATGCTTCCTCTATAACTTGGTCTACGTCTAAATTAAAAGTATTGGTACTAGAAGTTGCCATCTAAATACTATTTTCCTTTTTTATTTACGGAGCCGCCTTTATTGTATTTTTTCTTTACGGCACCACCCTTATTATATTTAAGTTTTATTTTTTTTGGTGGTCTTCCAACTTTACTTCCGTATGTTCCCGGTCCTTTTGGCATTTTGCCTCCTTTTGATATTTGTTTAGGTGTTGATGACCTAGATATCATTTAATTATAGTAAGCTACTACAAAATCACAATTAGTTACATCAACATAAGCAGCAGTTTCAAACCTTACACCATCTCCGTCAAAATTCATAGTTAAAGGTTCATTCGCTGCTGTACCCCATTTTAAATGAATTTTAATAACGCCAGATGCCGCAGTGTTATCATAAATTTTTACTTCACCATCAGCAGCACTTGATTGACATTGAATAGATTTTATTCTTATTTGAGTAAGATTGGTATTTGAACCACCAATAGATCCCTGTAATCGACCATCTGATGTCAACGCTACACTTGCTTTTACGTCCATATTTCCTCCTTAATAAAGAAACGTGGGGCCGAAGCCCCACTAAGTTAATTATTATGCGTTAGCAAATGGTGTTACTAAAGTACCTGATCCTAAACTGAATCCTGTAATGTGATATTTATCATCTGCCATAGCTGTCGCTACTACAACTGAACCGACAAGTCCACCTTTAGTGGTGCCATTCATTGTAATAACATCATTACCTGAAGCTGAGATAAATGTTTTTCCCGTAGCGTCATCAACACCAGTGTATAAGCCACCTATAAATTTGTCAGTGCCATCGGTTTTAATGTCCATATCAGTTGCCGCAGTCTCTACTATAAATGTGTAAGTAGATCCTACGTTATTAGTATTGTTTACATCTGGACCCGGTCCAGCATGTCCTGAATCTGCAGTTGCATCAATTGTTGGTAAAGTAAATTTACCATCTGCATCGTTAGTTACCATAATTTTGCCTGCATGATCTGCAACAGTTAAAGTTGTGTCTGCAGTTAAACTTATTACAGTCCCCGGTCCCGCTGCGTAAAATCCTTTTAAAGATTTTACTGGTCCTTGAAAAGTTGTTAAAGCCATTGTTGTCTCCTTGGTTGTATAGCCCTCGTTATGCCGTCTCTATACCGTCTGCCTAGTCAGTCTGCATAACTAATTAATACTAGGTTGTTAATGTGGGGGCATAGCCCCCACAAAGTATATTATTAAGCTCCCGGCGAACCGAAGATACCGCGCCAGTCAGACCAGCCGAAGCTGTATCTTTCTCTTGCTTTGTATCTAACGTTACCAGTATCAAAGTCACCTTCCATTTTAGTGGAAACAGGTGTTCTTTGAAAATGCTTCATGCCATTTGGAGCATCGGTTTTAATGAACCATGCATCAGTATCAGTTAAATAATTATTAACTACATACCCTTGCGGTATCATACCCATGCTTTTCACAGCATTAATATCGTTATCTCCAGTAGAGACTCTTTGAGACGATTTCATCAGTCTCTCAGCAGTAAATTGAAGATTAACTGGAATAATAAGTTTCATACCGTTAAGAGAAATTTTCATTCCTCTTTCGTCTTTCATTCCAGCAATATCAATTAGAGCTTGCTCAAGAGAAGTCTCGTTAAGGTCCGCAGCAGTTGATAGCTCGTTTTTAACGTTTCCAGCAAGAGTAACGTGGGCTGTAGAGCAAAGCTCTAACCCATCACCACCAGTATAAGAACTGTTGAAGGCTCTATTAAGAATATTAGCGCCTTTTACTTGCTTAGCGTTCGACATAGAACGTGCTAATGCTTTGGTATAACGTGAACTGATTTTGTCGTAAAGGTTGTCCTCTACTGCTTCTTCAGTGATTGAAAAAGCTAATGCTAAAGTTTCGTGAGTGTATCTCGCAGTGAAAGTTTCTGTAGCATCATCATAGTTAACTGATGATCCTTCAGGTTTCACTTGAGCACTTCCGAAACCGGATAGCATTACTTCTTCTTCAAAAGCACGATCAGAATTTTCAGTGTCGAAAATTTCTGTGTGCTGGTTTTCGTAGCGGTCGTATTCCAACCCGAACAAGGCGTTGAGGCCCGGTTCAAGTTCTTTGACCAACTGGTTTCTAGAAATTGCCATTTATTTGCCTCACTCTAACCTAATGCAGTTGTTAACTTCCAAGTATGCTCGCCTGTATTCATCACTACGTATGCATTACAGTTAGCAGAACTTGTATCGCTATTGTCTGGATCTGTTGATATTCCGATCTGTTTAAACTGACCAGATGTATCAACTTCAGACGTATCGATCTCTGATGTAGATCTTCCAGTAATAGTGCTTCCACTAGTACCTACCAGATCATGCCCACCAAAGTTCATCGCTGCCGTTCCTGTTCCATCATGTTGTGCTTCAAACACAATGTAAGGATCGTCATAGACCATAGCTTTTAAGTCACTTGCATTAGTACTCGCCGGATAGTATTTTGACCAAGTTGGTTTGCCAGTAGTTGGATCCGTATAAGAGACACCATAAAATATGCCTAGAACTACTTCACCTGCTGCACAGGATTCAATCCCGCCAGCAGTAACAGCTTTTACAGCTTGACCTGTATAAAGAGCTGTACCATAGTTCGCTGCAATTTTATATTCTCTTGCACGAATTGTTCCACCAGCTAAGTGTGCCACGGGTCTGAACCCGAAAGCTGCATCTTGATTTGCCATTGGAAAAATCCTCCGATTAAGTAATTAATATTTAATTCGATGGAAAGAAGAGCTAAAAAATTATTTCTTCCTGTCGCCACCGAAGGTTACACGACTTTGCCTTTCAGGTTTACTGATTGGCATACTGGGATGTTGTTCCTTCAATAGATCGCTCTCTACTGCGTCGTCTCTATCTTGCGTTACATCTGCAAAATAAGACATACGTTCTTCAACGATTTCTTCCGGAATCTTAGCCAGTAATAATCCTCCAACCCCTATTACACCTGCATACTTGCCTTCCTGTATTATTGGATATTCGCCATTAGAATCAGACCTTACAAGTTCAAATCCTTCTCTTAGTCTAGCGGATAAATTTTTATTATCCTCTTGTCCTAAGACTTCAGCGCGTATCCACCTATGCTTAAACCCATCGGGTGCAGGTGGTGCATCAAGAGATGACGGTGGTGCCCATGGTTTCCTTCGAGTCGTTTTGTCTCTAGAAAGGGCAGCGCGTGGAGTTTTATTTTCATTTATTTTATTCATATGCCTACTCCTTCACGTATTTCGCATATTCTTCAAGTGGCACACCTAATTTTTTAGCAATCGCTACTTGTGATGGTGTGAGCCTCACTGTTTTGCGTCCGGTTCTTGTGGTCCTTGTAGCAGAAGCAACAGTTTGGACGGGTTGTTTGCTTCCTTGGACTTCTCCCCCTTCGTTAAACTTGTGGGGAAACTCGTTCCGAAGTCGTTTGTCAATTTCTTCGTAGTATTCATCAGAAGATGGATTAAACCCTTCTTCTTCCACAAGTTTCTTGTGAATACCAAACGAAGCATATGTCATCGCTTCATCTTTTCCAAACCACTCGTTCTTTTCCGCCCAAGCTTCCGCTTTTGGGTCCGGTTTAGCCGGTTGTGGTTGTTGTACATTACTTTGTACAGGTTGTTGTACTGTCTGTCCAGTATTTTCTTGAGATTTTTCGTATAATTTTCTCTGCTCTTCAGTGGCTTTTATACGTTCTTCTTCAATAGCTAATCTAGCTAAAGCTTGATTTGCTGTTACTTGACCATCTACATCTCCTTTTGCCATAGCTTGTTTTAGGGCTATTTTCGCTGATTCTAGTTCAGATTTAACTCTACCAGAAAATTCATTGACATAACCATCATCAAGTTTAGCAGCTTTTACTTGTAAATCATCTCGTTCTTTTTTAACTTGATTAGCAAAATTAAGAGCTTCTTTTTCTCTTCTCTCTGCTTCACGAATTTTATAAGTTAATCTGTCAATACGTTTTTTGACACCTTCACTATATTCTTCTCGTTCGTCTTTTTTTTCTTCCTTAACTTCTACTTTAGGTTCTTCCTTTTCAGTTTCAACCTCTTTAGTATTAGCTTTAGAATCATCTAATTCAACATCAACAGCATTTCCACTGGTATCTAGTTCAACCATTGGTGTTGTTGATTCTTTTAATGTTTCTTGTGCTTCGGGCATGGGTTCCTCTCCATGTTAATGGGTTATTGGCGATAGAATACTTTCAGGATCATCTATTGTTCCTAAAATTTCATCGTCGTTTAATATGCGCAATTCTCCGCCTTCAATATTAAGTCGTGAACCAGCGTAGCGGGCAAAAATTACCCAATCTTTTTCCTTGCACCAAGGGCCATTTGAAAAACGTTCTTTATCGTTATATGCATCTGGTCCGATAGCTAATACTAAACCAACATTTGTTGCAATTTGTGTTTCTTCAACCGTTTTATCAGAAAGTAAAATTCCACCTTTTGTCTTTCCTTTTCCACGATGAGGTAACACTAAAATACGCCAACCTGTCGGTATAGGTAATTTTGATGCTTCGGGAATTTGTTCTTCTTTTTTCTTTTTTTCTTTTTCTTCTTTTACTTGTTTAATACGTCTTTCCGCGACGTGTTTCGGTAAAATTAAATTATTCATTTTGCTCCTGTTTCTTTAGCAGGTCCGAGAGTTCCTGTTCAATATAGTTTAATGTATCAAGTTGACCTAAATGATTCTGGTAATCATTCCAATCTTTTACTTGATTACCAGTTATTATTTCATTTATTTGTGTTTGTCTAGTCCTAATTATTTTATATAGTCTATCGACTAGATAGATTGAGTCCATAAATTATTTCTTTTTAATTAATCCCATTGCACCTTTTCCAGCCTTAATGCCAAAACTTGCTGAGCAAGCAATATATAAAAGATGTTTGTAATAATCAGGGAGTGATTGCAAGGCAATAAAGCCCTTGTGAATATGTTCCGTCATTCCGGGAAAAAAGACTAATGTCGCTGGAGCAAGTAAGCAAATTAAAATTAGCTCATCTTTCCAGCTTCCCTTCATTTGATCTACCGCCGATGCTTCCCATTTTACTTTTCCGGCGATCTGATCTTGTTTTAATTTAGTTGCTGCTTTAACTTCTGTTACTTTTAATTCGGCTTTTGCCTTTTTGGTTTCAACGAAACCCTTGACGCCGTCAGCAACGACGCCAAGTAAAGGTTTAGCTAAGAGTTGCCAGACCATAAGTCTAAGCTCCCCCTCCACCAATTTGACTGATTACAACAATCACTATAATAGCTACAATGCCTGCTTTAATCCAGTCCTTCATTTTCCAATCCGACCACTCTTTAAGATGTGACCAGAGATCTTTAACTAAGTTCATGTTTCCTCCTAGTGTTCGGTCAAGTCAAAATCTGGTTCAAACTCAACCACTTTTATTGGATCTAAAATTTCCTCAAGTTTTTCTAATGCATCTTTTACATCATGTTCGCAATTTAAGCAACCACAATGACATTTACCGCCATTACCATGGTGACATTCGTGTTCACAATGCCTACAAAGAGCCATTAATGTATTGTCACCTTTTTATATTCGTGGTGTTCTAAATTTTCTGCAAATGCATAAAACATATCTGAAGTTTGTTCTGGACCCAATATATCTAGATAAATTGTCTTTGCTACAACCAACAATGACGCACTTAATGCCATTGGATCTTGCGGATGTTGGTCCGCAAAAGCAAATACTTCATCTAAAATCTGTTTAGAATTATTTTTTTTTATAGGTTTTTCTCTTTTTATCAATTTTTCCGCCTTTGTTGACCTTTTAAAGCTACTTCTGCCCTTAATTCGGCTTGATCTTCTTGACTTTGTATCTTTTCTTTGTCTATTTTATCTTTTTGTTCAAGTTTGTCACCCTCAAAATTCAATTTTTCGACATCTAAGTCCAATTTTTGCTCTGCAATGTCTTTATTTTGCTTAATTTCTTGTGCTCGAAGGTTAATTTCTTGTTGTTTTAAGTCAATTAATGGATCTTGGTCCTTTTGTCCAAGATATTCTTGTTCTTCGGCTACTAATTCTTCTGTAATTTGCACAATTCTCTCTGCAATTTCATTTTCATTTTGCATTTGGAACTGTTGCATCAATTCTTGTGGTATTTGACCTCCAAATTGTTGTGATTGTTCCTGCATTACTTGTGAATTTTTAGCTGTTATTTCTTCTCTTGCCATTATAGACACATGTTCAGAAATATGTGATTGTAATATGCCCATTGTAGGTGGATTATTTGCCACTAAAAACGAACTCATAAATGCTTGGTGTGCATCAATATGTGCTTTGTGATTTTGTCCTTGAAATGCTTGTAATTTTATCATTTGTAACGCTTTAGAATTTTCCATTGCTGGATCTTCTGGTTGCGGTTGTTGAGGAGGAGGTAAAATCATATCAATATCTCTTACACCAAGTGCTTCATACATACGTCTGTACGCTTCATGCATATTATGCATTTGCGGATTTGAAGCTGCCATTTGCATTTGTGTTTGTGCCAACGTTACACGCTGAGACATAGAAAAAATATTTGGATCAGAAACGGGAAGTATATCGACGCGTTCATCAAAATCTTGTTGCTTAATAACTCTATTACCCCCACGTACAGCATAAGGATACTCAGCAGGTAAACTTTCTGCAAATACTCTTGATAATAATTTAAATTCAACTTTTTGTGCGTAATGTAATCGTTTATGAATAGCGTTCATCACTTTCGTGCCGCGTTCCATGATTGCCATTGTTGTTCCTACTGGATTTGCTTGTG